AGCTAACTCACATCTTAAAAGACTAATCAGCTTACACAATCAGGACTTACTTGTTCTTGAGGAAATGGAGTTTAATGGTGTCTTATACGATCAGGATAAGTCAGAGATTTTAGGTAATGAATTGGAGGAACAAATTGCTAAACTTGATAAAAGGTTGTATGAATTTCATAGGTTCGATGGCTTTAATCCCAGTAGTGTTGATCACGTCAGTGCTCTTATTTACGGGGGCACTATTCGGTATAGGGAGCAAGAGCCTGATGGAGTCTACAAATCTGGTCAAAAGAAAGGACAGGTAAGACTTCGATGGATTGACAAGGAACTAGAATTACCTAGACTTGTTAGACCATTAAAAGGATCAGAACTAGAGAAGGAAGGATTATTTTCTACTGATGAACAAACACTTCGTAGCTTAGGTGGTTCTAAAAAAGCATCAGAAGTTATTAAGATTATATTGACAAGAGCCGTTTTAGAGAAGAGAATGACAGCATACTATAAAGGTTTAGTTAATTTGATTACAGAACAGAATTGGGAAAGAGGTCATATCTATGGACAACTTAACCAATGTGTGGCAAGGACAGGTAGACTATCAAGTAGTAAACCTAATTTACAGAACTTTGATGGTGAAATCAAAGGACTATTATTATCACGATATAAGGAGGCAATATGAACAGTGACAACTACACACCTGATTATGATGAAGGTATGCAACTTCAATCAGATCAGGAAGAAGCTTATGTAGTGCATACAGTTAATGATATAAACACAATCATTCAAGAAGTAGGTGTTGAGATAGTTATGGAAAATCTTAATGATTATTCAACTGAACAGATTGTTAAGTGGTTAGCCAAACACTATTAATGAGTCATAGTAAGAAATTAGACGTAGCCATTACAGGTATTGATGATTACTTTCGTAATGACAATCCTCGTAGTGATCGTTTAAACGACTTATATGAACACATTGAGAAGATGGGACTCGATAAAGCTTGGATGCAATATATATCTAAAGACATTGAAGATTTGATTATGATTGAGGGTGTTGAGTTTCTCATGAAGAATTTATCTGTTCCATCTAAAAAGAAATTGATTGATTATATTAAGAGGCATTACTAATGTTATTACAAGCAGATGCAAAACAACTAGAGTGGGTAGGTGCTAGTTATCTGTCTCAAGATCAAGTAGCGATTGATGAGATATGGCAAGGCACAGATATGCACTCTGATAATCAGAAGAGATTTGGATTACCTAGTAGATTGATTGCTAAGACATTCGTATTTAGATTGATCTATGGAGGTAGTGCCTGGTCTTATGCTAATGATCCTAACTTCAAAGATGTAGGTAATGAAGACTATTGGGAAAAGATTATTAAAGAATTCTATGGTAAATACAAACAACTCTATCAGTGGCACGAAGAGATTGTATTTAAAGCTACAAGAGATCATAAACTTATCATGCCAACAGGACGAACTTACTTTTATGAGCCTGAGATTAAGTATGGTAAGATGAAGTATCCTCGAACAAAGATATTAAATTATCCAGTTCAAGGACTAGGTGCAGATTTAATGGCGATAGCTCGAGTGTCATTGAGGAATCGTCTTAAAGGTCGTGATGGAGTGAAGATGGTGAATACTGTTCACGATTCAATTATCCTTGACTTTGATCCAAAAGTATGGGATAATGTTACATTGGTCAACATAGTTGATAAATGTTTTGAGGATATTCCTGATAATTTTAGTAGGTTATTTGGAGTAGAATTTAATTTACCTATGCGAGTCGAATGTCAAGTTGGACAAACATGGGGTGATATGGAGATTATAAATGCAAATCACAGTAATTGATGTAGGACAACCTAATACTCATTCAACTAAGAATGGTAGATCATATCAGTCAATGGAAGTAACATACAAGAATGATAGTGGTCAAGTGCAATCTAAAAAGCTAATGTCATTCAGTAATCCTGATGTGTTTAAACAGGCTAAAGAATGGCAAAAAGGTGATACAGTAGATGTCAATACTCAAAAGGATGACAATGGTTATTGGCAGTGGATTAGTATTGGAGCTGATGCGATAGCACAAGCTACAAGCACTTCAAGTAGTGCTAAACCAACTACACGAGTCACTGGTAGTAATTATGAAACTAAAGAAGAACGAGCACAACGTCAAGTTATGATCGTAAGACAGTCATCAATCTCTTCTGCTATTACTGCTCTAACTGCTGAAGGTAAAAGACCATCAGTATCAGAGATTCTAGGTATGGCTAAAGAGTTTGAGAACTTTGTAATGGATAATAATTCTGCTGATTCAGTTGCAGATATGGAAGACGATATTCCATTATAATGAAAGCTTTAGTTGACATGGATTTAGTGTGCTTTCGAAGTGCAGCGAGTGCTGAGCAAGATGATGTAGGTATAGCTATCTATCGTATGAATGAACTGTTTGATCAGATCATTGAAAAGGTAGGAGCTACTGAATACCAAGCATTTCTTACAGGCTCTCGTAATTTCAGGAAAACTATTTATCCTGAATACAAAGCTCATAGACGAGCACCTAAACCTGTGCATTTAGATGCGTGTCGTGATTATGCGATGCAATCTTTAAATGCAGAACTTGCCCCTGATGGGTTAGAAGCAGATGATGCTTTGGGAATAAATCAAACAGATAATACGATAATATGTTCCCTTGATAAAGATTTACTCCAGATACCAGGGAAGCATTTCTCCTGGGAAATCAGTGGCAAAGGATGGACAAGACCTGATACTTTTGTTGATCAGACAGAACTAGAGGGTCTTCGTCTATTTTATGAACAATGTCTTAAGGGTGATACCTCTGACAATATTAAAGGTATTGAGAAGATTGGTGATAAAAAAGCTAAAACTCTCCTAGGTTCGTGTTTATCAGAACTTGATATGCTTAGTGTTGTCAGAGACCTTTATGGTAACGATAATGAATTTCTTATGAATGCAGGATGTTTATGGATTCTAAGAGAAGAGAACTCTTATTACAAGGATAGATTTGATGCCCTCATTCAGAAGTAAGTTTGAAAAGACAGTTTGGGATAAACTTAAGAAAGTATTTACGGCTTGTAAGTATGAATCTAATAAGTATTCCTATATCCAACCTGCAATAGAACGCACCTATATTCCTGACTTTAAACCTGGAACTGCTGAGATCTACATCGAGGCTAAAGGTAAACTAGATTTAGAGACTAGAAAGAAAATGGTGTGGTTTAAACAGTGCAATCCAAAGACTCGTGTGATATTCTTATTTATGAATCCTGATGTTAAGATTCGTAAAGGGAGTAAGACTACCTACTGGATGTGGGCTGAAGATAATGGATTTGAATGGCTCGATGCTAGAAAGGATTGGATAAATGATTATAAAAAACTTCTTAAGAAATGAAGATGGTAGTTGCTCTTTTAAATGTGAAGTAGATGATCAAGAAGCTGAAGCTCTTATTGAATTTGCTGTTAGGCAGTTAATTGATATGGGAGTCATTAAAGTAGAAGATCAAGGAGACATTGAGTCAGAGATAGATTCTTTTATAAATTCTGGAGGTAAACTTTCATGAGAAAGCATTTAGTGATACCTGATTGTCAGGTTAAACCAGGACACTCGGTACAGTATTTAAGATGGTTAGGTCAATACATCGTAGATAAACAACCTGATGTTATTGTATGTATAGGAGACTTTGCAGATATGCCTAGTCTTTCTTCGTATGATACAGGTAAGAAAGCCTTTGAAGGCAGAACTTATAAGGCAGATATTAAAGCAGTTCATAAAGCTATGGATGCCCTTACAGCTCCTCTAGTTCGATTACAAAACAGACAGCGTAAAGACAAACGTAAACTTTATAAACCTGAGATGATATTAACTTTAGGTAATCATGAGGATCGTATTGATCGAGCTATCAATAATGATCGTAAGTTAGAAGATTTAATTAGCATAGGAGATCTTAAATATGAAGAATATGGTTGGACTGTGTATCCTTTTCTTGATGTGGTCGTTGTTGATGGTATTGCTTATAGTCACTATTTCGCAAGTGGTGTCATGGGAAGACCGATTACATCGGCTAGAACGCTACTTACTCGTAAGCACATGTCATGTTTCGCAGGACATCAACAAGGAAGACAAATTGCTTACTCCAGTCGAGCAGACGGAAGAGACATTACAGCTATTATTGCAGGATCATGCTACGAACACGATGAGGACTATTTAAGTTCTCAGACTAATCAACACTGGAGAGGGTTCTATATGCTCCATGAAGTTAATGATGGTTCTTTTGATGAGATGGCAGTAAGCATTAATTATCTTAAACAAAAGTATGGTAAAAAGCTTGACAAAAGCGTTTAAACGAGGTATAATATTATGATACACCCATTAGAAAAGATCTTTGAAGAAGCAGTAGAACAAGCCTCAGATGGTAAAGGTGAAGAACGACATGGTAATGGTAAGTGTTTTATGACCCAACCTTGGGTTAGCTTAGCTGATACACATGGTACAGGTTTCCTTACAGGACAGGCTCAGAAGAAGATTATGGAAGCAGTAAAGAATAAAGAAGCTACAAACTATTTATGGTATAAACGAGAAATGCTAGGAGCTATTAACTATTTAGCTATGGCATTATTATATGAAGAAAGGATCGATGATGGTAGACACTAATCCACATACTGGAGAGCGTATAATATCTAAACTTAGAAATAAAGATAAGTTTGACGAGAACTTTGATCGCATCTTTGGTAAGAAAGATAAGAAAGAAACCGATAAAAAAGATGGCAAATAACCTAACCTTCCAAGAACTTAAAGAAGAACTCTGTAAGATGGAAGAAACAGAACTATTAGAGTTACTCGATATTGAATCAGAAGAAATCGTAGAAAAGTTTCAAGATAAGATAGAAGATAACTTTGATAAGTTGATAGAAGAAGTTGATAATTTAAAAGAGGAGATAGATTTAGATGAGTAATTTACCTACAGTATATCAAGATGTAATTGCGATGTCTCGATATGCTAGATTCATACCTGAGAAAAACAGACGAGAAACATGGTCAGAAACAGTTGATCGTTTAGTTACCTACCTAGAAACAAAGACACCTGATTTAAAGAAGGAAATCAAAGAGATTAAAGAAGCCGTTCTTAATCTTGAAGTTATGCCTTCTATGAGATTATTAATGACTGCAGGAGAAGCCTGTGAAAGAGATAATATCTCTGCTTACAACTGTTCTTACTTAGCAGTAAATAATAAACGAGCATTTAGTGAAGCTCTATACATCCTAATGAATGGGACTGGTGTAGGTTTTAGCTGTGAGCGACAGGAGATTGATAAGCTTCCTGCCATACCCCTCGACCTGAAGATCTGTGATGACTTAATCGTTGTCGAAGACAGTAAATTAGGTTGGGCAAAGGCTTTCAAGAAACTCCTGTCATCACTCTATGAAGGTGATATTCCTAAGTTTGATTTCTCTCGAGTACGACCTGCAGGAGCTAGACTAAAAACATTTGGTGGTAGAGCCAGTGGTCCTGATCCATTGAAAAGGTTATTTGAATTCGTAACGGAGACGTTTAAACACGCTAAAGGACGTAAGCTAAACTCTATCGAAGTACATGATATTATGTGTATGATTGGAGAGATCGTTGTTGTTGGAGGTGTAAGACGTTCTGCTCTTATCTCTTTATCTAACTTGACTGATCGCAGAATGCGTGAAGCTAAAATGGGAGCCTGGTATAATGATCACCCACATCGAGGTCTTGCCAACAACTCAGTTGCCTATACAGAGAAACCTGACAGTGAAACTTTCATGGAAGAATGGGTATCATTGGTTAAGTCAAAATCAGGTGAACGAGGTATCTTTAATAGAATCGCTGCACAGGATCAAGCGAATAAGTGGGGACGTAGAAGTCCAGATTTTAGTTACGGAACCAATCCTTGTTCAGAGATTATACTCCGTGATAAACAATTCTGTAACCTTACGGAAGTGGTCGTACGAGCAAATGATACAGAAGAATCCCTTGCTAGAAAAGTTCGACTTGCCACTATTCTTGGTACTATCCAATCGACTCTAACAGACTTTAAATTCTTATCTGCTGAGTGGAAACAGAATACAGAAGAAGAAAGATTACTAGGAGTATCAATGACAGGCATCATGGATGCTGAGATTACTTCTAATCCTAACCCTGAAATGCTAGAAAGGCTAAGAGATGAAGCAAGAAAAACAAACGAAAAGTACGCTAAGCGATTGGATATTCCAGTTTCTGCATCAATTACTTGTGTTAAGCCTAGCGGTACTGTTTCTCAGTTGGTTGACTCTGCTAGCGGTATACATACACGGCACAATGACTATTACTATAGACGAATCAGAATGGACAAAAAAGACCCCATCTATGGATTCCTCAAAGACAAAGGAGTAGCTGTAGAGGACGAAGCATTTAGACCTGACAATACAGCAGTGTTTACATTCCCTATGAAAGCTCCTAAAGGTGCTATTCTTAGAGATGGTATGACAGCTCTTGAGCAGTTAGAGAATTGGATTGTCTATCAAAGACATTGGTGTGAGCATAAACCTTCAGTCACTATCTCTGTTAAAGATGATGAGTGGGTTGAAGTAGGTGCTTGGGTTTGGAAACACTTTGATGAAATCTCAGGTGTATCTTTCCTACCACACAGTGATCATACTTATCAACAGGCTCCTTACGAAGACTGTAGTAAAGAACAGTATGAAGAACTTCTAGCTAAGACTCCTAAGACGATTGATTGGACAGAGTTTGTAGAGATGGAAGATAATACAATAGGTCAGCAAACATTAGCTTGCACAGCAGGAAGCTGTGAGATATAATGATTGCCACTATACAACCTATATGTGGGGTTCAATTAGGCATTGAGTTTACTGAAGCAGAGGTAAATGGTGTTGAAGTAGGATATTGTCTAATTGATTTATTAATAATAAGAGTTCAATTAGCGTGGTATAGATAATGAAAGTATGTATAATTGGTTCTCGCTCTATCGATAAAGCAGAAAAGGTCTTTCCTATCATAGATCGCTTTATCAAAGAGCACGGCACTGGCACTCTCACCTTCCTCCTAGGGAGTGCCAAGGGTGTCGACCCATTATCAAAGAAGTATGCTGAGGCTCGAGGAATAGATGTTGTAGAGTTTATACCCTATCATCTAATAGATCCTACAGCAGAATTTGATAGTAAGTATTTCTTTGTTAGAACTAAACAGATGATAGATAACGCAGATAAAGTTCTAGCCATCTGGGATACTCATAGTAAGGGTACAGAGTATGGTATCAAGTATGCCCAGAAAAGAAATCTACCAGTGATGGTAGTTAAAGTCCCTGACTAGGGAGACGTGTATGGTAGTAGGGGTTCGCCTCTCCTCTACTACCTATACTTTTACAGGAGACATATATGTTTGAATATGTTTTAGTTGTATATATCAACAACACACCTATGTATGAGGGCAACTTTGAATCGTGTGCCCATGCTACAGACTACGTTAATAAATGTCTAATTAAAACAGTAGAGCCTAAAGACTTTAGGACTGCTTGTCTTTATCAAGATTATATAAACCTACCTGCCAACTTCCATCCAATTTATCCTGGTAAGGAATGTTCCAAAGATTAATTGGAGGTAGTTTAAACGATCCCCAGTTAATCAA